CCTGACGATTGGGAGATCATAGACGCTGGCGATGATTTTGTTGAGTATCAGACGCCGAAGGGCGTTATCCGCAATCAAGACAACAGCGAGGAATTGAGGGAGAGGTTTAATGAAGACGCCAGATGAGATGATGGATATCGTGAATGCTCTGTACTTAACCTTGCCAGACGAAATTGAGCAGGAAGAAATGGCCTGCATCTTTACAGTGCTGCTTGGAATGTTTGCGTTAAATTTGGAATGGCATAAAATAAAAGATCGTGTGTCCAATAATGTTGCAGACAACATCTCAGCCGATTTGGACAATGACGAAATAGGTGTGCCGATTATGACCCAAGAGAAAATATTGGAAGCGCAGAAGGATGCTGATGACTTTCTGGATAGGATTGTAAAATGACCGAGGATGAATTTTTTAAAATGTTAAGCAAAAGCCGTTTGGGGAAAAAGTGGTTAAGATGGCACAATTTAAACCCTGAGTTTTACAGGTTGTTTGAACGATATACGCTTCAAGCCATTTACAGGGGTCATTTAAAACTAAGCGGGTGGCTAATTGCTAACAGAGTACGATGGGAAAGCTCTATCGTGACAAAAGGGGATGATTACAAAATATCTAACGACTTCATTGCCCTGTTTACACGCCTGTTTATGATAAACAATCCGCAATATATTGGGTTTTTTGAAACGAAACAAATGAAAAGATTAGCCCAAGAACCCGCGCTGTTTCGCACAGCGGCCTTGGGTGATTTGTTTGATGATGAAGAAAAGTCAACGTGAAGGAGTTCTGTCCCATGACATTTGAATTACGCGATTACCAAAGAGAAGCTGTCGATGGCTTGTACAATTATTGGGCGAGTAAGTCAGGACACAATCCACTCATAGTCGCACCCACTGGGTCAGGGAAAACGGCCATCATAGCGCAGATTGTAAAGGACGCTATGTCATTTGCTGGCACACGGGTAATGATTGTGACGCATGTAAAAGAGTTGCTGGAGCAGGGGGCCAATGGCCTGTTGAAAATGTATCCAGAGGCTGATTACGGGGTTTACAGTGCAGGGCTAAAGCAGAAGGTGTTGGACAGGCCGATTACCTTCGCAGGCATCCAGTCGGTCTGGGAACGCGCCTATGACATCGTTCCTGCGCCAGACCTGATCTTGATCGATGAGGCGCACATGCTGCCCAAAAACACTGAGACGCGATACAATCGTTTTATTGCCGATCTGAAAGTGTGCAACCCCGCGATTAAAGTGGTGGGGCTGACAGCCACGCCGTACCGGCTCGACACAGGCTATCTCCACAAAGGCGAGGGCGCTATCTTTGACGGCATTGCCCACGACATTCCAATCGATATGCTAATGGAGCAGGGCTACCTGTCGCCTGTCATTAGCAAAGGCGGTCTGAACCAGATCGATCTGACCAACGTAAAAAAGCGGGGCGGTGAGTTTATTGAGAGCGACCTTGCCACGGCTGCGTCTGATCCCGAACTGGTGCGGAAGACTGTCGAAGAGATTGTCGAGTTGAGCGAGGATCGAAAAAGCTGGCTGGTGTTTAGCAGCGGCGTCGATCACGCGCATATGTTGGCAAATGAGTTTGATTACCACGACATTGAGGTCGCTGTGATTACTGGCGGCGACAGCAACAAAGTGCGCGAGAAAACCATTGCCGATTTTAAGAGCGGTAAAATTAAATGCTTGATAAATGTTAACGTGCTGACCACTGGATTTGATCACCCTGCCGTCGATGTTGTTGCGCTGGTCAGAGCTACAGCGTCTACGGGGCTGTATGTCCAGATGATTGGGCGCGGCACTAGGATTGCAGAAGGAAAGACTGATGCCCTCGTCCTTGATTTCGGAGCCAATGTTGAGCGGCATGGATTTATTGATAAGGTAAAGCCCAAGGATAAATCTGCGAAGGCAGAAGAGGGTGCGGCACCCGTCAAGCAGTGCGAGGCTTGCCAAACAATGTGTCCTGCGGCGGCGTTGCAGTGCCACGTCTGCGGCCATGAGTTCCCACCTCGCACATTAAATCACGGCTCTAAAAGTTATGATGGGGCCATGCTGTCGGGCCAAGTAAAAGCCGAATGGGTGGACGTAGACAGCGTCCTTTATCACCGCCACCGCAAGGAGGGCAAACCTGATTCAGTCAAGGTCACGTACTACTGCGGGATGAGAAGCGTAAACGAATGGCTTTGTCCAAATCACGGTGGCTATGCGGCCAGCAGATATCAGGCGCGGCGGTCACTGCTGGCGTCTGGGGCTGACACAACCGACGAGGCGATGGATGAGTGTCATTTTTGGAACTGGCCCAGCCGCATCAAAATAAAACCAAGCACATACAATCCGAAATATTTTGAAGTTGTGCAGTTCGACTATACAAAAGTGGAGAGAAAATATGAGGCGCAAGAAGGCCCAATCGCTGACTGGGGTGTCGAAGACATACCGTTTTAAGCACTCTGAACACAGCGAACAGGTGGGTTTTGTGAACTGGTTTCGGGCAAAATATCCACACACTTTGATTTTTGCGATCCCCAATGGTGAGAAGCGCAGCATATCTGTGGCGACACGGCTGAAGGCCGAGGGGGTCACCAGAGGGATACCTGATCTTTATATCCCCTCCTGCAATTTGTGGGTGGAAATGAAGAGGGCCACGGGCGGCAGACTTTCCCCCGATCAAAAAAAAGTGATCGAATATCTGAGATCGGTGGGTCACACTGTGATTATTGGAAAAGGCGCAAGCGATGCGTCGAAGCAAGTGCTGGAGTTTTTGGATGCAAAATAGTTTGTTTGAAGACTTGGAGACAGATTGGGAAGCAGAATGGCACGGGATGCCAGAGTATGTGCAGGAAGATTTACGTCCATATCACGCAATTAATGTTCGCTTCAGAAATCAAGAAGATTTCATGCGATTTAAAGAATTGATGGGTCAGGCGATAAGCCCAAAACAGAAAGCCTGTTGGTATCCAAAAATGGATCACAGGATTACGTCTGATAAGCGATATATCGATGAACCCTAAGTATCCAGTTTATATTGTATCGAAGGGGCGGTGGGAGAGCCGACTGACAAGCAAGGCGCTTGATTGGATGGGTGTGCCTTACAAAATCATTGTCGAAGCCAGCCAGCTTGAAATGTACGCTGCTGAAGTTGGTGCAGATAAATGTCTGGTGCTCCCGAAAAAATATCTGCTCGACTATGATACGTGCGATGATCTTGGAGATAGCAGATCAAAAGGCCCGGGGGCCGCTCGTAATTTTGCTTGGGATCATGCAATTGATTTGGGAGCATCTAGACATTGGGTGATGGATGACAACATTGCATATTTCCACAGGCTGAACCGAAATCTTTTGATTAAGGTCACGTCAGGAACAATATTTCGGGCAATGGAAGATTTTGCAGATCGATATAAAAATGTGTATTTGTCTGGGCCTTGCTATGACTTTTTCGTGAAAGCGAAAGAACCTCTGCCAGCGTTTGTCAAGAACACGCGCATTTATTCTTGCCTGCTGATTCAAAACAATATCCCCTATCGATGGAGGGGTCGATACAATGAAGATACAGACTTGTCTTTGCGCGTTCTAAAAGACGGCCATTGCACTGTGCAGTACAACGCTTTTCAGCAAGAGAAGGCTACCACACAGACGTTGTCTGGCGGCAATACAGAAGAGTTTTACGCGCACGAAGGCACTAAACCCAAGAGCCAGATGATTGAAGATTTGCATCCAGACGTAGCAAAAGTGGTTTGGAAATTTAACCGCTGGCACCATGAAGTAAATTACAGACCGTTTAAGCAAAATAAATTTTGCTACGTTGACGGCTTTAAAATTCCTGTCGGTGTAAACAATTACGGAATGAAAATCAAAAAAACCACTAAAGGAGGATAGGAGTGAAAAAACTAACGCCAGCCCATGAGGCTGAACTGCGACATTTGAGAGGCCAAGTGGATCGTCTAGAGGGGGAGGCTTATCGCACAAGCCCAGTTCCAGATGCACAGAACGATCTCTGGTTGGCGCGACAGGAACTGAAAAACTTTGTGAGTGGACTGAGACAAAACAATTACCAAATCTGAGGGAGAGAACAGATGAATAAATGGCTGGAATTTGAAAGACTACAAGCGAGAACGAAAGGCCCAAGCGGCAAGCCTCTGCGACCACCGCTGCCGTGCGATAGAGGGGAAAAGCGCAGTCGGACAGATACTGGCGCGTTTACGCCGATCTTGAGAGTGTTGGAAAAGCATGGGCCAATGACGAGCCAAGACATTGCACGGCTGCTGAAGAAAAACTCTCACAATGTGTGTGGAACGATTCGCCACGCTGTTGATGCTGGCTTGGTTGTTAAAAAAGCTCACGTCCGATCAAGAAACGGGGGCAAAGGCCACATGAATTGCTGGCTATATCAAATCGCAGCATAAGTTGCATCGGGGGAAAGTCACCCATTTTGGCTTCCCCCCATTTTCCCCCCATATATTCCCCCCATATATTAATTAAATATATTTAATTTGTATTCTGCTATTGTATCTCCGATCAGAATGCCTATATGTATTGTGTAAGATCAAAAACTCAAAAAATGGAGAGACCCAATGTTCAAGAAATTCGCAATCAAAGTTACTAGCAGATTTATCGCCGCGCCAGAAGCCAATACACAAGAAG